ATTCTGGTAAATTTATACCAACTGAATAATGGTTTTGTATTTTTTAATTCATATTTATGTGAAGAGTTAATTATACAATTTTTTGGAGATAATAGTGGCTAATGAAAGAATTATAAGTCCTGGCGTCTTTACCAATGAAAAAGACTTATCATTCCTACAAACAGGGGTGGGAGCAATTGGTGCAGCACTTATAGGACCAACGATTAAGGGACCGGCTTTTGTCCCTGTGGCGGTAAGTAATTATACAGACTTTGTTGCTCAATTTGGTAGTTTGTATGAACAATCTTATTTGCCATACACAGCTAAAAGTTATTTGCAGAACGCTGGTGGTGCTACCATTGTTCGTGTATTAGGTTCGGGTGGTTATAAATTAACCCATCCGCTTGCAGTTGTTGCAACTGGCTCTTGGGGTAAAAAATTAATTTCTGTATTACATCCTACATTCGTTGTAACTGATTCTGATTCAACATCATTATTTGCAAAATCAACAATAGGTTCAAATAATAGTGGTAGCTTTGTTTTAACTGTATCTGGCGGATTCACAACTGATGTATCCTCATTCACAAGTGCAACAAATCAAAATGGTGTTCCATATAGTGCTTCTATCGATCCAGAAAATACATCATTCATTGGTAATCTTTATGGATATAATCCATACGGTACTAATGCAGTTTATAACTACGTTTGCTTTAAGGCAGATGCCTCTGCTTCTTTAGCAGCAGATGCAGCAACAAAGATTATTATTGAAAGTGGTTCTTTAAGTTCTCAACCATGGGACTTTACAGACGATTATCTTGAAGCATCAACTCCATGGGTAACTTCTCAAAAAGTTGGTTCTAACACAATCGATTTATTTAGATTCTCAACACTTTCTCACGGTATTCATTCAAACTATGAAATTAAAGTTGGTATTTCAAATGTTCGTCCTGCTGGCACAATAGCTGGTTCTGAGTACGGTGACTTTGACGTTATCGTTAGATACGTTGATCAATCTAAATTACCACAAACTCCATTTGGTTGGCAAGATGAAGATATTCGTCCTGCAACAATTGAAGCATTCAAGTGTAACTTAGATCCTAACTCTCCAAGATATATCGCTCGTGTTATCGGTGATAGATACGTAACAATTACAGATGAAGGTAAAGTTGTTGTAAACGGTGACTATTCAAACAAATCTAAGTTTATTAGAGTAGAAACAACAGAAGCAGTTTCTAATGGTGCTACTTCTCCTAACTTAGTTCCTTTTGGATTCCGTTCAATGAAAACACCAATTCCAAGCGCATTCACACAACCTGCTGCTGCTACTTATGTAAGTTCTCAAACAGTTGGTTCTGCTTATAACAAGCGTGTATATTGGGGATTCTCATTTGACTTCACAAACACAGATAACTTTAATTATCTTCGTCCATTACCTATAAGTGCAAATCAATCAACAGGTAGTAACGTAGATTTCTATTTGGGCGATTACAGTCAGGCAGCTGGTGCAAATTATCCATCTGCAACATCACCTTATAGTGGTTCTATTGATTTAACAACAAATACATCATTAGATTCTCGTAAGTTTATGTTAGCGTTCCAAGGTGGATTCGATGGCCATAAGCCAAATCTTCAAAAGAAAACTGGTACATACATGTTAGCAGGTAACACACAAGGGTTTGACATTTCAAGCACAGGTGCATCTGGCTATACCGCATATAAGAAAGCAATTGATACAATTTCAAATGCTGACGAATTTGATGTAAACATGGTTGTTACTCCTGGTATTGTTCACTCATTACACTCTGCAGTAACATCACACGCATACGAAATGTGTGAAGCACGTGGTGACGCTTTCTATGTAATGGATTCTGTTGGTATTGATGATAATATTTCAACAGCAGTTTCAACAATGGAAGGTATCGATACAAACTACGCAGCAACATATTATCCTTGGGTTAAAATTGTTGACTTAGACAGAAATAAACCAATCTGGGTTCCACCATCAGTAGTTCTACCAGGTGTAATAGCATTCAATGACCGTGTGTCTGCTGAATGGTTTGCTCCTGCTGGCTTAAATCGTGGCGGTTTAACAGAGGTAATAGAAGTTAAAACAAGATTAACACAAGCAGAACGTGACACATTATATGAAGGTCGTATTAATCCTATCGCAGTATTCCCATCATCTGGTGTGTGCGTATGGGGACAAAAGACACTTCAAGGTCGTCCATCTGCTCTTGACCGCATCAATGTTCGTAGATTGTTGATTGCAGCTAAGAAGTTTATCGCTTCTTCTACAAGATACTTAGTGTTTGAACAAAACACTTCACAAACAAGAACTCGCTTCTTGAATATCGTGAATCCATATCTTGAGTCAATCCAACAACGTCAAGGTTTATATGCATTCCGTGTTATCATGGATGAAAGTAACAATACGCCAGATATTATTGATCGTAACATTCTTTATGGACAATTATATCTACAACCAGCTAAGACTGCTGAATTCATTATCTTGGACTTCAATGTTCAATCAACTGGTGCAGCATTCCCTGGAGCATAAATGAGTTAGTGGGGAGATGAAATACTCTCCCCATATTTTTTTGAAATGATTATATTTATACTTAAAGGATATTATAAATTTGGAGATATAAATGGCTGAACTACTTGACCCAACGGAAGTGTTTTTTACCCCGTTTGAACCTAAACTTCAAAATAGGTTTATTATGTATATTGAGGGTGTTCCTGCTTACTTAGTAAAAGGAGCGGGTAGACCTAATATAAACTTTAATCCAATTACTCTTGACCACATTAATATTAAACGTAAGGTTAAAGGTAAGGGTGAATGGCAGGATGTTTCAATTAAATTGTATGACCCGATTGTTCCGTCGGCTGCACAAGCAGTAATGGAATGGGTTCGTTTATCACACGAATCTGTAACAGGCCGTGATGGTTACTCTGACTTCTACAAGAAAGATATTACCCTACACATACTTGGTCCAGTTGGTGATAAAGTTGAAGAATGGACTTTGAAAGGAGCATTTATTACTGCAACTACGTTTGGTGATATGGATTGGGCAAATGATGCATTTGTTGAGATTTCTCTAACATTAGCATACGATTACGCTATACTCCAATACTAATAATAAGTTGTATTTTAAGTGTAAATTAAAATTATGTGGGTACATTGATTTTCCAATGTACCCATATTTATATTAGTATATTAAACTGTTTTATTATGAATTGTTATAGGAATTAGTTATGACACGAATCCCCACGGGCTACGATATTCCCACAGATGCCTCTATTTCAGATACAGACCTTAAAGCTAGGTTGATGGCTGAACATAAGCAGACAGATGTAAAGAAATCAAAATTTCCAACTGAAATTGTTCCACTACCATCAAAGGGCTTAGTTTATCCAGAAGGTCATCCTCTTGCCGAAGGTGTTATTGAAATGAAATACATGACTGCAAGAGAAGAAGATATTTTAACTTCACAGAACCTTATTAAACAAGGTGTTGTGTTAGACAAGTTGTTTGAGTCATTGATTGTGACTCCTTTCAATTACGGTGATTTATACGTCGGTGATAAGAATGCAATTATGGTTGCTGCAAGAATTTTAGGATACGGTAAAGACTATGTGGTGGAAGTGGATGATCCATTTTCTCCTGGTAATAAACAAAAAGTAACAATTGATTTAACTCAAATAGAGCACAAGGAGGTTGATACTAGCTCGTTTGAGAGACGTGTAAACGAATTTGATTTTGAATTACCTTTATCAAAAAGAGTAGTAACATTTCGTTTAATGACCCACGCAATCGAAAAAGAAATTCAAGCAGAAATTAAAAGTATGAATAAAACTCTTGTAAAAACCGGTATTGATAAAGAACTTACAACAAGACTCAAACATCTTATTATTGCAATTGACGGTGAAAGTGGAAGGGCTACGGTAAATAATTTTGTTGATAATGAGTTATTTGCAGCAGATTCGAGAGCGTTAAGACAACATATTCGTGATTTCTCACCAGACTTGGATATGAGCTTTACATTTATTTCAGATATTACTGGTGATGTAAAGGAGATGGATATACCGATGGAGGTATCATTTTTTTGGCCTAGCACCTGATTATAAAGTAGGATTACATGAAGAAATTTTTTCTTTGTGTTACTATGGAAAAGGTGGTTTTACTTGGAACGATGTGTATGATTTACCAATTCACCTCAGACGATTTTATATAAAACAAGTATCAAACGCGGTTGAGGAAAAAAATAAAGCGGAGGACGCAGAAATGAGTAAACAAAAAGCGAAAGTTCCTACTTTTAATAAACCGTCTGGAAGAAGATAAATTAATGGTTTGCATATTTATTAATATGTAAACCATTTTGTTTTTATAAGAATTCGTAGAAATCATGGCAACAGATAATGAAAAGAAATTAGAAACACAGATAAAAGAATTAACACAAGAAAGAAAGAAACTTGAAAGTGAAATTCTTGCTCTGAAAGCAAGAATTAATTCAGAGGAAACTAAATCTGTTGCAAACATAGAAAAGATGGTTAAGCTAGAAGCTCTACGTCTAAACAATTATGCAAAAGAAGAAGAAGTTCGTAAAAAAATAGAAAAAATTGAAACTGACGGTATAAAAAGAAATGAAGAATTAAATTCTTTAGCAGAAGATAATCTTGATTATTCAAAAGAACAAAATGATTTAACAAGTAAACTTAGTTTTCTAAAAAAGAATATCCAAATAGATGCTGAACGTATAATGGATTCTCAGTCTCAGAGTGCAGCATTAATGTCAGTTGTTAATAAAGAAGGAAAAACACTTTTAGGCACAACAGCAGAACAAAAAAATGCTTATGCTTCAATAACAAGTTATCTTCAACTTGGTGCTGAATCAGCGGGTGCAACTACTACACAATCTCAAGCATATGTAAAACTACTAGAACAAGCAGGGGAAACCGCAGCTGATATGCTTGCGTATGAAGACCGTATACTTTTAGCACAAGAAAAAGCAAAACAAGGAATTCATGAAACAGTTGATTTGTCTAACTTGGAATTGAGTTACAAAGTAACAGCAGCCAAGTTCGCACAAGATGCTCCGAATATGACCGAATCACAGAGAAAAAGAGCACAAGAACTTTTAGATGTGGAAGGGGAAAGACTTCAAGTATTACGAGACGCAAATGAAGCGTTAGAAAAAGGTGCAGCAAAATCGGGATTACTTAAAGCTGGAATGGGTGGTGTTAATCTTAGTATGAGTGGAATGTTGGAAAAAATTCCATCTGGTGATAAGATTGGTAAAGTGATGAACATAGATAAGACTGCAAATAAAATGAAAAAGCAGTTCGGTGAAGCATTTAATGCCGCTGTTAATGAAAAGAACTTCGGTAAAGCATTTGCAGCAGCAGGTGGTGGTTTAAAATCAATGATTGGATTAGCAGGTAAGTTTTCGGCTGCATTAGGATTGGGTTTAATAATGGGTGCTGCTGATTTTTTAATCGGTGCTTTCAATAAAGTTGATGAAGAAGTATCTGAAATTGGTAAAGAGTTTGGAATAAGTAGAAAAGAAGCAAGTGCACTACGTGATACATCTGTTGATATTGCAGGTGAAATGGGAATGGTTGGTATTAACTCAAAAGAAGTAGTAAAAAATATCGGCGCTGTTTCTGAAATGATGGGCGGATTGGATATTGGTTCAAGATTAGCAAGTGGAAATGCTGCAGCAAAACAACTTGTAAAGGATGCAACACTTTTAACTGAAAAATTTGGAATGAGTTCTGAAGAAGTTTCATCGATGCAAACTCTTTCTTCTATAACTGGTAAAAGTATGGGAGACTTAGCTGGTACAGCAGTTAAGATGGGTGGTGGATTGATGACAAGTAAACAGGCATTAAAAGCACTTGCAGGTGTACCCAAAGAAGTTGCTGTTGCATTCAAGGGTGTACCCGCAGCACTTGCAGCTGCAGCTCAAAAAGCTAAATTACTTGGACATGACTTGAAAAAAGTTCAAGATATTGGTGACGGTATGTTGGATATTGAACAATCTCTTGAAAAAGAAATGGAAGCAAGAGTGTTAACGGGTAAGAATTTACAATTAGATAAAGCACGTGAACTTGCTTTAAATGGTGATATTGCAGGACTTCAAGACGAATTGTTAAAACAAGCAGGTGGTTTAGGTGAATTTACAAAAATGAATAGAATTCAGCAGAAATCTATGGCAGAAGCAATGGGTATGTCTGTTGAAGAAATGACTACGATGTTGACTAATGCAGATAAACTACAAAAATTGGGTGTATCGCAGAAAAAAATGGATGAAATGCAAGCAATGAGTGCGGAACAACTTCGGAAAATGAATAAAGACGGTATGAATGAGGCCATGAAGGGTGAAATTGAAAAAATGGCAAAAGAAAAAGAATCTGCTGCAATCAAAGAAAGAATGTCAAACATAGTAACTAAATTACAAGAAAAATTATCAAAATTACTTTCACCTATATTAGAAATGGTACACGGTATGTTAGACGCTACCGAAGCAGGTGGTGGTTTTGATGAAATAGTAGAATCAATTTCTAGTGTAATAAAAGGAATAATTCCAATAGTAAAAACTGTATTTGGAATTATGTCTGCATTAGTTAAACCAGTTATGTCTATATTTGGATTTATTTCAAATATAGGTGCTTCCACAGTACAAGTAAAAGATGCAGCCGGCAATTTAACAGGTAAAGTAGAAACAGTTAAATCCAGTTTTGGTGGAATCCTTAGTGTTGTAACTGCAATCGGTGGTGCTTTTGCTGGTAAGGCATTACTTGGTAAAGGTATGGATATGTTGAAGGACAAAGCAGCAGATGTTGGTAAATCAATATTAAAAAATATTGGTGGTTCACTTGGTAAAGTTGGTGGTAAATTTGGAAAGGTTGCGGGTAAAGCGTTAGGAAAGGGTGGTGGAGCAAAAATGCCAAAAATGCCAGATGCAAAAGGTGCAAAAGGAAAAGGTGGTGGTGGTTTCATGGATTCTTTGGTAGAATCATTTAACAAAATAGATGGTAAAAAAATGATCCAAGGTGCTGCTGCATTGGTTATTCTGGCTGCTGCATTGTTTATTACTGCAAAAGCGGTTCAAGAATTTATGAAAACAGATTGGGATGCGATGGCAAAAGCAGGTGCTGCTCTTCTCGGTTTGGCCGCAATAGCATATTTGATGAGTAAAGCAAGTACAGAAATGATTAAAGGTGCAGCCGCTATGTTGATTCTCGGTGCTGCTTTATATGTGATAGGTGCTGCACTACA